CTCATTGCAGAGCATCTCCGACGCCTCGCGAATGAGTCCGGAGAGGGCATGGCGTGAAGGCACCAACGTACTCGTCGCGTACCGAGAGGCACCCGCAAAGACCGAAGCCACCCTCATCATCTTGTTGAAGGAGACATTGCAATATCTCGACTACAACAAAGGCATCACCGCCGACCGTGACATCTTGGACGCCGTCCACCATTTGCGCGACACCTTCCCAGCCATGAAGCTCGAAGAATGGGCAATCATCATGCACCGACTCAAGACGGGAGAATACAGGCCCGGATATGAGCGTTTGAAACTTCCCGAATTGGTTGATATATTCAGGCAGTACGAAGGCGAACGAGCCGCCGTCAGAGAAGGCAACTGGAACGAGCTAAAGAAGCACGCACCCGATCGCCTCAGCGACGACCAACTGGACGCCCTCTACAAGAACTACAAGAAGCGACGTGAAGCGGAAACCAAAGAACTCCAAAAGGGGGCAGACATCAAACGAGTCCCGGTCAAGAACGGGCGGTGGGAACACATCCCGTACCCGAACGACAAACCGGAGCGCGATGGTGAAGAAGGTGGACACGGTGTTCAGTCAGTACATACGCCTCCGAGCGAGTGACCACCGAGGAATGGGGGAGTGCTATACGTGCGGAGCGGTGAGACATTGGACCGAGGTAGACGCCGGGCACTTCATGAGCCGGGCGTGTATGTCTACGAGGTGGGAAGAGAAGAACGTCCAGTTCCAGTGCAAGAGGTGTAACGGGTTCCGAAGCGGGGAGCAGTTCTTGTTCTCCCAACACCTCGACAGGCAGTACGGAGAGGGCACCGCCGAGGCACTTTTGATTGAGTCGAAGCAGACGCGCAAGTTCAGCCGCGACGAACTGGAAGCCCTATACCACCACTACAAGAGAAAAGTAGATGAGCTCAAAAGCACGAAGGGACTTTGACGCATGGTTTACGGATCACTACGACGAGCTCGTAGAGGTCTCCCGCAGGTTGCATCGTGACAACCGAGACCTATTGCACCATACCTACCTCTCGTGCGTGCTGGCCCTACGCAAAAACAAGAGCATCTTGGACAACCTCCCCGGATATGTCCACACGGCTATGTGGAACCTTTCAACGGGGACCTTCCGGAAGCTATACAAGATAACGGACGCCCCGGACTACACCCACGTCTCGAACTACGACATCCAAGAGGCCATCAGAAAGGAAGAGGCATTGATTATGGCCAACCACCTATCGTGGTTTGACAGAACCGTTTTGGAGTTATATCTTGACGGGTGGAGCATGGCCGAACTTGCAAGACAAACCGGCATCCATGTCGACGTCTTATATCAGTCCATCTCACAAAGCAAAAAGAAACTCCGCCGTGTTATTCGTCAACGCTACCACCAGAACTGAACGCTACGACACCTGCCTCGGATGCGAGCACTTCGTGACCACGACCAAGAGTTGCGGCCCCCTCGTGACGGAAGCATTCACCGACTCCCCCTTGTGCGGGTGCTATATGCCCGCCAAAACCAAACTCAAAGTCGCCTCGTGTCCTTTGGGCAAGTGGGGCGCCACCGTCCATCCGGAAGATATCGAGCAAATACGCGAATACCTCGACCGCCCAAACGCAGAAAAGACCATTCAGGAACTGAACGAATTTTCTCGTAAATTCCTCACAGGCCAGAAGGCCAGCGGGTGCAGCTCATGCAACCGGAAGCTCTTACAACAACTCAAAGACCTCGTTCACAATGCCGATACCAACACCTGACCAAGACGAAAAGATGACCGAGTTCCTTAACCGATGTATGGGCGACGAGGTGATGAAGAAGGAGTTTCCCAACGAGCGCCAACGCATGGCCGTATGTGCGAAGGAATGGAGCAAAAAATAACAGACAACCTCTACCTCAACGTCGGGCAGCTTCACGACTACTCCCACGACAAGGCGCTCGTCATCCAACGAGCACACCGAGGAGTCAAGGCGCTGGGTCTTGAGTGGGGTGACGTCATCGCTAAAAACCGCCGGGGCCACGTAGCCGACACCCGCCACATCGTTTCGAAGTATCTTCGGGACAACGGGTTCCGGTTTCAAGAGATCGCCAAGACCCTCCAACGAACGAACCACACGACCTCGTGTTATAGCGTCAGACGTGCCGAGGAACTCTTGGAGATTGACCGACGCTTCCGAGACAACTACAAAACCTTTACCAGCGCATGACCCTCCGCAAAGTCAAACGAATGCTCAACGAGAGCGACGACTTCCTCGTCTTTACACGAAAGGACACCGGGGCCGACGTCGCCAACTTCGGAGTGTTCCACAAAGACCACGACTCGTGGGAGATTCTTTTGAACCTCGCCGTGTCAGACTATCACATCAGAGAAACCCTACGCAATGTTCTTAACGCCGCCGATACTTATCGAGACGAACAAGCTCAAGACTCATCCGAGTAACCCGCGATTTATCCGAAAGGAGAAGCTCGAAAGTCTCAAACGTTCCATAACCGAAGACCCAAAGTTGTTGACGGTGCGACCGCTTTTGGTCAACCCGCAAATGGAAGTGTTTGCCGGAAACCAAAGACTCCGCGCGTGCATCGCACTGGAATGGGAGGCGATACCTTGCCACGTCCTCGACTGGACGGAAGAGGAGCAACGTAGGGCAATGATCAAAGATAACGCCTCATCAGGTGAATGGGATCAGGATATGCTCGCAAATGATGGATGGGACGCGGAGGAGCTGCAAGAGTGGGGCGTTCCGATTGATTGGGAGCCCGTGCAGAAAGCCGAAGGACTCACCGACCCCGACGACGTGCCCGAAGTACCGGAGGAGCCCACAACCAAACCGGGCGACCTTTGGATATTGGGAGACCATCGCCTCTTGTGTGGGGACTCTACCAAAGCCGAGGACGTGGAACGCCTTATGGACGGAGAGAAGGCAGACGTAGGATTCACCTCTCCACCTTACGCCCTCGGCAAATCCGCCTCCCTTTCAGGAAACAAAGCGAACAAGGCAAGAGGTAACGCATACGAAGCACACGACGACAACGCCCAAGATTGGGCGCGTCTTATGACGGGTTGGTATGCCGCCTTTGACGAATATGTAGAAGCGTGGTGCGTGAACGTTCAACCGCTGGCAGGGAACAAACGGGCGCTGTTTGAATGGATAGCCGAAAACACTTCGCGTCTTGTTGACGTGGCAATTTGGGCAAAGGATAACGCCGCACCTCAGATGGCTAAAAACGTCTTGACGAGCCAATACGAATTGCTTATTTTCTTAGGCAAAGAAGGGGCTTCTCGTGCTATACCTTTTGCAAACTTTCAAGGGAATCAAAGCGCACTATACAAGGGAGGAGCAAACCATGAAAACGTAGCGCCAGAATTACACGGCGCGGCAATGCCATCACACCTGCCTCAATGGGTTCTCGGTGAATTGTTCTCGGAGGCAAGCAGCGTGGTTGATCCATTCGCAGGAACAGGTACAACCCTAATTGTCGCAGAGCAGTTTGAAGGCAAAAGCTATAACATGGAACTCGACCCTCAATACTGCGACGTCATCGTCAAGCGATGGGAGGACTTCACAGGTAAAAAGGCAGAGCTATGGAAGCAATAAGAACCAACAAAACCGACACCAAAAAAGAGGCAATGTTGCAAGCCCTCGAACGGTCGTTGGGCATCGTCACCACGGCGTGCAATGCGGTCGGCATCAATCGGTCCACGCACTACGACTGGATGCGAAAGGACGCCGAATATAAACAGGCGGTCAAAAGCATCGAGGACCGCACCCTCGACTTTGCAGAGAGCCACCTGCACAAGCTGATCAAGGAAGGCAACCCAGCGGCGACCATCTTCTTTCTGAAGACCAAAGGCAAGGGCAGGGGGTATGTAGAGCGCCAAGAGATTGAGGTGGCCGAAAAGAAGCCCCTCTCGTGGTTTGTGTCTGACGACTCCTCGGTGTCATGACAAAGCGAGAAAACAAGATGCTGGTTGCTCGTTTGCTTACGCAAAAAGGCATTGACTGGGAGTTCATGCCTTCGGGACAATTTAAGGTCGCAGGTATATACTACAACTACCGAGCGAAGAGCTACGCCAAAGCGGGCAAGTGGTATCGTTTCAACACACACCAAGAGTTTGTGAATAGCTTGTGAGGCAACCCGCCACATACTACCACGTCAAGAACTCTACGGCCAAGGTTCAGGTCCATCAAGGCGGCACGCGATCGGGCAAGACGTACTCCATCCTTACGGCCCTCATTGAACTATGCCACCGCAACGAGAACTCCGGGGCGGTTATCACAATTGCCCGGAAGACCTTCCCGGCCATTCGCGCGTCGGTCATGCGAGACTTTTTCGAGATACTCGAACGGGAGGAAGTCTACGACGTCAACCTTCACAACAAGAGTGAGGCCACTTACATCCTATATGGGAACATGGTCGAGTTCATTAGCGTCGACCAACCGCAAAAGGTCAGGGGCCGCAAGCGTGACATCTTGTTTGTCAACGAGGCCAACGAGCTCACCCTCGAAGATTGGCGGCAGCTCATGCTCCGCACCACGGGCAGGGCAATCATTGACTACAACCCTTCCGACGAGTTCCACTGGATATACGACCACGTTCTTACACGTACCGACCACGAGTTCTTTCAAACCACATACAAAGACAACCCGTTCCTACCTGAGTCGACCGTTGCAGAGATTGAGCGACTGAAGGAAGCCGACCACGACTACTGGCGCGTGTACGGATTGGGCGAGCGTGGCGTCTCTCGTGCGACCATTCTCACCCATTGGAAGCAGGTAGTTCAAGTCCCGGACGGGTGGAAGCTCCTCAACCTCGGGTTGGACTTTGGATATACCAACGACCCCACGGCCATCGTCAAGGTCTACACTGACGGCCACGGGTTCTGCCTTGACGAGGTGTGCTACGCTACGGGCCTCACCAATGCGGCCATTGCCCAAACCTTACGAGACGCCGACATCGGAAAAGCGATGATCGTGGCCGACTCAGCCGAGCCCAAGTCAATTGACGAAATCCACGGCCACGGGTTTAACGTACACCCAGCACGCAAAGGTCCGGACTCCGTTCGGTCGGGCATCGACTTCCTTCGGTCCCGCCCGCTCCTCATCACCGAGCGCAGCGTGAACGGCATCAAGGAACTCCGGAACTACAAATACAAGGAGGACAAGAACGGACGGCAATTGAACGAGCCCGTCGACGCCTTCAACCACTTCATAGACGCCTCACGCTACGCCGTGACGTGGAACCAAACCAACCCGAACTTCGGGCAATACGCCCTCGGATAACTTCAGACATTCACCCTTTTGAACTTGTAACAATATGAAGCTCCGCCTTCCCGCCTCTTTCCAAGACCTAACCCTCCGGCACCTTATGACGCTCGAAACGGAAACCGACCCCGTTAAGCGCGTCCAAGCCGTCACGGGTCACTCGTTTGCGGAACTACGCAAGATGCCCCACAAACTGATTGTGGAGGCCAACGCACACCTCGACACCTTGCAGGCCAACGAGGTCGCCCAGCACAAAGAAATCATCGAACTAAACGGCGTCGAGTACGGGTTCGTACCGGACTGGGACGAGTTCAGCGCGGGGGAGTGGATTGATATGGAGACCTATACGTCGGACTTTTGGAAGACGCCACACAAGGCCATGAGCATCTTGTACCGACCGCTCGACAGGAAGTGGGGGGACCGCTACTCCATCAAACCATACACGGCCAAAGAGGACGCCGACGTGTTCCTCGATATGCCCGCCCCTCTCGTCGCTGGTGCGTTGCTTTTTTTTTGGAGTACCGAAAAGAAACTACTCAACGCTTTGCAGTCCTCTTTGATACAGAAAACGCAGGAGGTGACGAGTTTGCTGCAAAGTGGGGGTGGTATCCCGTCCTCTACACATTGGCCGGTGAAGATATTCTCAAGATGGATGCGGTCACGAAGCTACCCGTTGGCCACGCCTTCACCCACCTCGCCTACCTCAAGGACTTGAACTTTAAGAGAGAGCAAGCAAGCAAGAACCGCATCGCATGATCACATTCAACAACATCGTCTCCAAGTTCGAGGAGTTCTGTGACAACCACTTTTTCATCAAGACGTTCTCGTATGGGTCTCCCTCGGACGTGGATTTGGAGAAGTTCGAACAGTACCCGCTCCTTCACTTGGTGTACACGGGAGGCGACTACAACTCACCTAAGGCCAAGACGTACAACCTCGAAGTCTACATTCTCTCTTTGCCTCCATCTAAGGCGGAAAAGGTAGAATATCAAAAGGAGAACATCTCAAACGCGGAACAGGTGGCCGAGGACATCTTGGCCGACATCCAGAACGGAGGCAACATCTTCCAATTCGGATTCCAATACGACCTCGTCAACGCCTCGGTGACACCTCTGGAAGAGTCGCAGAGCAACGCCCTTGCCGGGTGCCTCTTGGACATCGCTATCTCCGTCCCCTATACCTACGACTCGTGCAACGCTCCACTCACAGGGGTAGACCCGGAAGGAAGTGTGACGCCGTCATTCAAGGCGCGGGGTCTTCTCCGGGTGCGTGAACTCGATGGCGATCCCGACGTGTTGAGCGTGGCCACCATCAACGTCCCCAACGGAAGTTTGACCGACGACGGCGCCGGGGAAATCACCTTGACCTTTGGAGGAGGTGGTGACGCAGACACCGCCGAGAAGGTACACTTCCCGGTAAGGAATGACGAAGGCGACACCATCGCAGCAGGGACGCCCTTGTATTCGCGTGGTGAGATTGGAGGTAGTGAGCGCATCTTGGTTGGCATTGCCGACGCAAGCGACCCCGCAAAGATGCCCGCAATCGGCATCGCAGAAACGGAGCTCACAACCACCGGAGACGGCAAGGACGGGTTCTCCATCATGACGGGAACCTACAACACCAACCTCTCAGGCTTTACAGGACTGGCAGAGAACGACGTTCTCTACGTCGATGCGGGGGGCGGCTTGACCCAAGACAAACCCACGGGCACCAACCTCATTCAGAACGTGGGCATCGTCCTGAAGACAAATAGCACAATTTGTCAAGGTCTGAAGGTGTCTTGCATCGGTCGGACTAACGACGTGCCCAACCTGCCCGACGGCAAGTTCTTTATCGGCTCGGCTACGAACACGCAGACAAGCGCGTACGGCCTTCCCACGTCCGACCCAAGCAACGGCGAGACGTTGGTCTACAACTCAACCACGGATGCGTTTGAGGGCGGGTACCCTACCTCCTCCGGGCAGGTTTCAACCCTGACCTTGTCAACAACCAACACTGGTACAACGTCGACGCAGTTTCCAACCGTTCCTGTGAGATGGGGCCGCGTGTCGGATGGCAGCTTGACCGTTACTAGTAATATGAGAGCCGGATTGGTCATGTCTCCGCCAAACAACACCAATGCTCAAACAATTACTGCCCTACCGGTTCAACCCGGCTCAACGGTTTCCGTTAGTTACTCAATCGAATGCAGTGCCCCGACCGGGACTTTGGCAACTACTTATATGCAAAGCAAAGCTGGGTGGTTTGACTCATTTACAAATATCGGAAGCGTCATCACCGCCGACGGGACATATAACACCATCACAATTGTAGAAGAGGACGTAGAGGTAGATAATGTCCAACTTGCGAACTCCTTTCATTTTGAAATCTCAGTGCTTGCAGGAGGCCCGGTTTTGTTTAGAAACGCTGAATGCACAATCACAGTGAACCATGCCTAATCAATTCGAATGGACCGACGCAGAGAAGGCGTCAACAACTGGGGCCGAGCAGCTTGCTATGTTTGAACGCCTCGTGGACTTTGTGAATGCACGCCTCGCAGAAATCGAAGCACTACAAACCGAAATGACCGACGTCAAGGCCGACGTCGAAGACCTTAAATCAGACTCACCAACACCATCTAAATAATGGACTTTATTCTTGAAAACTGGGCAGAAATCGCCCTCGCAGTCATCGCCCTTGCGGGCACGATCACCGGGCTCACGTCGTCGACTGAAGACGACAAGATCGTGGATGTCCTCCGCCGCATCGTGAACGCCATCGTATTCGGCAACGCGAAGTGAAGACGGACGACTTCGACAAGGTGCTGAAGGAGTTTGCCGAAGAGGTAAACCTTGCAGCAAAGCGAACGCTCGGCTCCCGTAAGATTGGCAAGAACCGGTCCTATGGTGTCGCGTCGCGCTCCTTGCAGAAGTCGCTCGAATACAAAATAGGAGACGGCAAGGTGGAGTTCGGTTCGCCACTCCCCTACGCCGCCTTCATCCATTGGGGCGTCAACGGAACCAGACGGAACCGCAACGCCCCCTTCTCTTTTAAGAACGAAACCAAGCTCCCCGTCCCCGCCATCAAAGAATGGATGCGGGTAAAAGGCATCAAGCCGCGCGACAAGAGCGGCAAGTTTATTGCCAAGGTTGGACCGCGTGGCGGCGACCGTGTGGCGAGTGCCGCCTACATGATCGCGCGAAGCATTAAGCGCAACGGCATCCACGGCCTCAAATACTACTCCGTGGCCCTTGAGAGCATCGTGCCACAATTCACCGACAAGCTGGGCGACGCCCTTGTCAAAGACCTCCTCTCCTCCCTCTCATTCAAGACGGGGAACATCACCGTGAAACTGAAATAAAATGGCCGCAAATATCTTCAACGACCCCGGCTTTGCAGTGCGTCCCGCAGGGCAGCCGCTCATCTTTTCCATTGACGACACAAGCACCACGCCGGACAGGTTCGTGGTTATCGTGAAACGATTCAACACGTACACGAGTGGCACCTCTATTGACGTGGCCAAATTCTACCTTACACCCAACGCCGAGGGTGTGGCCTTCTTTGACCTCTCACCCATCGCCGAGAGCATCTTGGAATTTCCGTTGAAGTCAGGTAGCACGGTCGTACACAAGACGGCCCTTATTGCTGACGCAATGGACGGACTTACGATGCAGAGGTTTCGCGTTCAAGTGGCACGATACAACAACGGCACCGAGGGAAGCTTGGACGATACCGAGGAAGTAATTGTGACCAATGGAACCCAACAAATCTCTGACGGCCTCCACCCAAGTTTCAATGACTACCTATGGGGCAACGCCGTTGGGTTCTTGACTGAACGCCCCGTCGTTAGCAACGTCATCACACATCGCGCCCGCCGTGACGAGGAGATGGTTGTGAGCTTCATTGACGGCGACAACATCGGAGAGGCACGGTCCGGGACGTACAATTTGCGGGGTAACTTCGTCCCTTATACGGGGGCAAGCTACCCAACTACTGTAGGGGTTCCCTACACCGGAACCGACCTCACGGAGATGTTGTTTCAAATCCCAATTGGAGGTCCAAACCTACAGCAACATTATGCCTCGGTTCCTTTCACTTTGGAAGAGACGGAATACATCGACTTTTACTTGTACCGCACCGACTCGCCAAACGCAGGGCAAATCGGCAACGCCTACCGCGTAGTCTTTGACGACACGAGAGGGTGCCGCAACACGGCCACGCAGGTCGCATGGATTAACTCGCTCGGAGGGTGGGAGTACCTGCGCTTTGATTCACGAGCGCCCAAGCAAATCAGTGTCGAGGGCAAGACGTACCGCAAGACCATCGGCACGTACGGATCGGCGACGTTCTCCTTTGACCCAGCCGGGGCACAATACGATACCTTCGCCAAAACAGGGAAGGAACAATACACGCTCCAAGAAAACTTCTTTGACGCAAACGAACGCGCCCTCTTGGACTCTCTTATGAAATCGCGGCTCGTGCAAATTAGACGCATGGACGAGGACGTATGGAAGCCCGTGACTGTCCTTACCAATTCACTCACCATTCAGCCCGCAGGGTCGCAGTTCTACAACGTGTCCCTTCAAGTTGAAATCGCTCAAGATATCCGATGCTGAGACTCGTCATAAATAACAAGGACGTCGAGCTATACGAGGACTCCCCGGTCAATCTCAAGTTCCAGTTTTCCGACGTCGAGAAAATCAACAACCCGCTGGCGAGCTACTCGCAGTCCTTCCGGGTTCCGTTGACTCAAAACAACGTCGACATCTTTGGCCACCTCGATCAGGTGACGGAGGTGGGAGGGTTGGATTTGCGTGTGCGTTTGTCAGCTGAACTCTTGTCCGACACGTACCCAATAATGGACGGGTTCGTTCAGGTGAAGGCGGTGTACCTCACCAAAGAAATCTACCCGGAGGTCGAGTTGGTTTTCTTCAGCGGGGCGGTTGACTTCAAGAGCGAGTTGGAAGGCAAGTTTTTGTCCGACCTCGACTTGAGCTCCTACGACCACGACTTGACCTACGCCAACGTCGCGTCTTCTTGGGCAGAGTTGCAAGACAACTACCGCTACGGCATCGTCGACACCGGGCAGAACTGGACGGCGGAGACCTTCGGCACCGAAGACAACCCTATTCTCTTGCCTCAGTTGACCTTGTTCATGAATGCTAAAGTCATCCTCGACAAGATTTTTAGCGAGGCCGGGTTGACCTACGAAAGCACCTACCTTGAATCGGCGGACTTTGCCGAGAAACAGTACGTCATGTTTGCCAATGGGCAGAGCGTGGTCGAGTCGAATAGCTCATTCGATGAAAGCGCGGGGGTGACGCTGCAAAGTGACCAAACCATTGCGGCAAACACTACGGCCATTGTGGACCTCCGGGACGATCGTACGAACTGCTACGACGAGGGCGGCAACTGGAACAACACGACGCACAAGTACACCGTGCCGGAAAATGGCCTTTACAACGTGTTTGCACTGGTCGACGTCATTCATAGTGGAACTTTTCAGAATCGAGACTGGACGGCTCGCGTGGTTGTCGACCCAGCCGGAGGCGGGGCTAATTACAACCTATGGGAGCGAGAGTTTTCGGATTCCATTCGTAGGGACTGGACTACACAATATAGTCCGGCAAGTGACGGGTATAGTGGACCTGTAGTGCTCAACGCAAACGACGTCGTATATCTTGAAATTCAAAACCGAGAATCGGGAGCAAGTCTCACCGTTCAGGGTAGCGACAACTTTGTGGCCGGACGACGCACCTCTTTTGAGGTGTCTTCGGTTTCATCTTTGGGCGGCTTTGAGGTTAACGTTGCAGCAAGCGCGCCCAAGATGCTGCAATTCGACTACGTGACGTCTTTGCAAAAACTGTACAACCTCGTCTTCATCCCTGACGCAGTAAGGCCCGGACACTTCCACATCGAGACGTTCGAAGACTACATGGACTCCGGCGACACGAAGGACTGGTCCTCTAAGGTGGACTATGGAAAAGACGTCGTGATCAAACCAACCACGGACCTGCAAGCGGCCCAATATCGTTGGTCGTATTCAAGCGGCAAAGACTTTGTGACCAAGACCGTGGAGGAATCTTTAGGCCGCGTCTACGGCGAATATAAGGTAACGGACACGGGCAACGAGTTTGCCACGGGAACGAATGAGGTGAAGACCAAGTTCGCCCCCTATCTCATGAGCTTGGTGCCAAACACCCCTACTCCAATCCTTCGTCTCATCACACAGGACGGAAAGGCCGTAAAAGACCCAGCGCCTCGCATTGCATATTGGGCCGGGTTTAGCTCGGACTTTGGAGGGTTCACACTAAAAGAGGAGGACGGAACGAACACAAACATCTCCGAATTCCCAACACTCTCCAACTACGACGAGCCCATTCCGGACCTGACGGACAACGACCTCAACTACGGCGTAGAAGCACCGATGTACCCAATTGTCGTCAACCCCCGCGACACCTTGTATGTCCGTTTTTGGGGGACGTACGTCTTGGAACTGTACTCGACTGAGGCCCGCGTCTTGTCGTGCAACATGACCCTCACGGAGGCCGACTTGCAGTCTTGGTCATTCAACGACAAAATCTATATCAAAGACACGTACTACCGCATACTCTCGATCAGCTACGACGCCAACGCACCGGGCACGGCACAGGTCGAACTTATCCGTAAGCTGGACGACATCACTTTGTGCTCCGACACGCCGACGGGAATTTTTGGTAATAACATTATCATTTTCAACGACTCCGCCTTCCCGAACCAGGACTATGGAAACCAAACGTGTTGCGAGTTCTATGGCTACAACTGGGTCTTGTATAAACAGAGTTTTCGGTGTAGGCCCAACAACGAACAACTCAGCATCTGAATGAAAGACCCCCAGCATATCACCTCGGCCATCATGCTCCTACAGATGGAGAAGGTGAAGAAGCCCCTTCCGTGGTGGCTTGTCCCTCTTGACTTGTTCTTGGCTATCGCGTACCTGATTGGGTTTGCGGCGGCTTGTGTTGCACTCATTTACCTCGTGGTGTCATGGCTATAACGCGGCAACAAATCATTCTCGAAGTCGACGCGGACACAGGCGAAGTCCTAAAGGCAACGAGCGACCTCCAAAAAAATATGGAGGGTGTGGCCGACGCTGCGAATGATGCAGCCGAGGCGACGGAGAGTATCGGCACGGCGGGAGCCGACGCCGGAAGCAAACTCAAGAAGGCGGGTCAAACCGGCACCTCGGCCTTCAAGGGCTTGGGGGCTGCGATCAAGGCCACGGGGATTGGGTTGCTTGTGGCATTGTTGGCCAAGCTCGTCGTGGCCTTCACCGAAAACAAAAAGGTCGCCGATGCGCTGGGTGTGGCTACCGCTGCGCTCGGTGTCATATTCAACGACCTCATCGAGTTTGGGCAGTTGGTCGGGGAGAAGTTGTTTGAGGCATTCAGCAACCCGAAACAAGCAATTCTCGACTTCAAAGACCTCATCGTCGAAAACATTGTCAACCGGTTTGAGGGTCTCTTAAAACTTGTGCCTCGACTCGGTGAGGCCATTGGTCTACTTTTCAAGGGTGAGTTTGGCGCAGCGGGAAAGGTTGCAGCGGATGCGGTCGCACAAGTGACCCTCGGAGTTACCGACTTCACCGACAAAATAACCGAAGCAACGGTGGCCGTCGTGGAGTATGCCAAAGGCACCGCCGAAGCCGTCACGCAAGCCACCGCCCTTGAGAGGCAGTTGCAAGCGTTGAGCGATGCCGAGAGGGACTTGGCCGTGACTACGGCACAAAGCCGAGCCGAGGTAGAGGAACTCAAGCGCCAACGCGACGACGCGCGATTAAGCATTGAGCAAAGGATTGCAGCGGCGGAGAGGGCAGCAGCCATTGACAAGCAAATCGCCGACGAAAACGTGCGTATCTCCGAACAACGGGCGCAGCTTTTGCGTCAGGAGATAGAGTTGCAAGGCGAGACCGAAGAGCGTTTACAATCAGTCGCCGACGCCGAAATTGCAGCGGCAGACGCAAGGACGGCAAGTTTGACCCTGCAAACGGAACTTCAAAACTCTCTTTTCGCACTAAATCAAGAGCTACTCGACCAAAACCAAACGCGACTTCAACAAGAAGCCGAGGCATCACTAGCCGAGCAAAACCGTCTTTTGGCTGAGAGGGAGTTGGTGCAAAATCACCAAAATATCCTGACTGGCATTGTTGTTGACGCGGAGCAGGTGCGACAAAACGCCCTTCGTGAGCAACGCCAAAATAACGCGGCAACACTTGTCCAAGAACGGGACGCGATTGTTGGCACCTTTCAAAGCGCGTTTGACGCAATCAACGCCCTACAAGACGCCTTCGGAACCGAGAACGAAAAGAAAGCCCGCCGAAACTTTAAGATTCAAAAGGCCCTCTCACTGACTCAAACCACACTGGCCACCGTCGAGGGTGTGCAAAACGCATTCACTACCGGAATGAAGTCACCAATTACGGCAGTGTTCCCCGGTTATCCATTCGTCCAAGCGGGCATCGCGGCGGCATTTGGTGCCGCTCAGCTTGCAGTCATTGGGAAAAGTAAGTTTCAAGGTGGCAGCGCGACACCTCCAAGTGTGCCAAGCGGAGGGGGCGGAGGCGGCGGAGCCATCCCGTCCGGCGGCCAAACCCAAGCCCCACAACTCGACCTCGGATTCTTGGGCGAAGGCGCAGGACAAGAGGGACCGATTCAAGCGTATGTCGTCTCCGAGAACGTCAGCAACGCCCAGCAAGCAAATCAGAAAATCCAAGAACAAGCATCCCTATGAGAATTGTAGAACTCATCATCGACGAAGACGCGGAGTTGTATGGCATTGACGCCATCTCCCTCGTGGACCGTCCCGCCATCGAACTCGACTTCATCGCCCTCAAAGAGGCGCGGGTCGACTTTGCCGAAGCCGACACCGACAAGAGAATCTTGATCGGCCCGGCCCTCGTGCCCGACAAACCCATATATCGAAAGAACGGCGAGGACGAGTTCTACGTCTACTTCTCCAAGAGCACCGTACGCAAGGCAGCCGAACTCTACCTCAAGCACGGCAACCAAACCAACCACACCCTCGAACACGAACACACAATCAATGGCCTCACGGTCGTCGAATCGTGGATGGTCGAAGACAAGGAAAAGGACAAGAGCCGCGTGTATGGTTTGGACGTTCCGGTTGGGACGTGGATGGTTGCGGTCAAAGTAGACAACGAGGCCATCTGGCAAGAGTGGGTCAAGGAAGGCAAGGTCAAAGGGTTCTCCATTGAAGGTTACTTCGTCGACAAGATGAAGAAGAACGCCGAGGACGAGATGCTGGCCGAGCTTGCAAGGGCGATCGTCAAGGGCGACGGCCGCACCAAGTCAGGTACGCGGGTTGTTATGGAGTCGTTCACCGACTACCCCGACGCCGTAAAGAACAACGCCAAGCGCGGCATTGAACTCAACGAGAAGCACGGCAACAAGTGCGCCACGCAAACGGGCAAGGTGCGGGCGCAGCAATTGGCCAACGGCGAGCCCGTGTCTTTGGAGACGGTCAAGCGCATGGCCTCGTATCTCGCACGGGCGGAGGAATACTACGACGAGGGCGACACGTCCGCGTGTGGGACCATCTCGTACCTTTTGTGGGGTGGCAAGGCGGCCCGCCGCTGGGCCGAGTCTAAGCTCAACGAAGAGCTCCTCAAGGCCATCGAGAAAGAATTTTCCAACAAACTTCAGGAATAACCCCTCTAAATACTTATATCAAAAAAGGACTCCATGACCATTTCAGAACGAGTGCAAGAAGTCTTCCAACGTTTCAACGTCAATCTCACGGTGACGGAGGAACCCCGGACCGAACTTGCAGAAGCCGTACTCGAAAACGGCACTGTCATCTACACCGACGCGGACGACTTCAGCGAAGGTGCCGAAGCGTACATCATCAACGACGAGGGTGAGCGCATCCCCCTCCCTCAGGGTGACTACACCTTGCAAGATGGAAGCGTGCTCAAAATTGCCGACGGTGGCAAGGTAGCCGGAGTTGAAGGCAAAGGCAACGACGGCAAAGAAGGTCGTGAGGGCAAGGTTGGACCGGACGGCAAGGCCGACGGCAACGCGCCCAAGACCAAAGAGCCCGTGGCAAAGGACGCCCCCGCAAACGACGGCGGCGACAGTGCCCCACCTGCCAAAAAGCCCGCTCCTAAAAAGCCCGCTCCCGGCAAGAAGTTGTCCGAGCAAGACGAAGAGATGGAAGAAGTAACCATCAACTACGTCACCCGCGAAGAGGTCGAGGCATTGATCGCCGAGGCCATCGCTGCTATGATGCCCGCTGAAGAACCAGCCGAGGAAGTCGTGGAAGAAGAGGTCGAGGCGAAGGACAAGGACAAAGAAGAAATGTCCTCACAAGAGCCGGAAGTGGAAGAAGTTGCAGAAGCAACCGAAGAACCACAAGACGACCCTGTAGCGGTCGAACTCGCCGCCCTGAAAGCGGAACTCGAAGAAATGAAGAAGCAAGCCGCCGACGGTGGTTTGAAGCACGCGGCACCAACGCCCAACGTGGAGCCCGTCAACCTCAAGAATCTATCAACCTCGGAGCGCGTTGCAGCCCTCCTTAATCAATTCTCATAAAAAATGAGCCAATACAAATTTGGCGAAAACGCCACTGTCGCAGTTGGCACTTACGAAGGAGTAGCAGCGCGTCCATACGTGTCTGCCGCTATCCTCGCAGCCGACACCATCGCAAACGGGTACATCTCCGTGCTCGAAAACGTCCACTCAAAAGCAGTTCTCCGGAAGTTCTCCGGCGCGGCTATCCAAGCCAACGACGACTGCGCTTTCTCAACCCCTGCCTCTGGTCAGTTGACCGTCGGTGAAGCCGTCCTCGAAGCGGCTGCCCTCAAAGTCAACGAGCAGGTGTGCAACGCCGACCTCCGCGCCACGTGGGAGTCTGCCTTGATCCGTTCACAGAACGACGGAGCACCCGCCGACTTCGTGACCTACACGGCTCAGTACGTCGCCGCAAAGGTGGCCGAGTCAGTGGAGCGCAACTTGTGGGGTGGAAACTTCAACTCTGCCGACGGAACCGAAACCGGAGCAACGTACACCTCTTTCGACGGCTTGTGCCGCCACTTGGTGGACGGGTACAACGCTGGCACTATGCAGCAGTTGACCGGCGCAACCACGAACGCGAACATCTTGACCCGCTTGGCTGCCTTGACTGCCGGAGCTCCCACGACCATCGCAGGAGACCCCAACACCAAGTTGTTCATGTCTCGTGCGTCTGCCCAACTCTACTACCAAGCCCTCGCCGCAACGTACTCTCTGCCGTTCTTGAACGACGGATTGGCTACGCGCTACGCTGGCTATGAGATCATCACACCAGCAGGTATGCCAAACGACGCATTCTTGTTGTCTCGTGCTGACAACTTGTACTTCGGTACAAACCTCTTGACCGACCACATCCAAGCGTCCATCCTTGACTTGACAGGTGTCACAGGTGACGACGTGACTCGCGTCATCATGCAGTTCAGCGCAGGTACGCAAATTGTGGATGCTCCTTCCGCTGGCTTCGCTTACCGCACCAGCTAATAACTAACCGAGACAACGGGGGGCCTTCGGGCTCCCCCGCCTCTCCCTAAACCTAAAAAAACATGGCTTGCGATTTAACATTGACAGGACGCGGGGTAGGGTGTAAGGACGCCCTCGGTGGAATCAAGCGTATCTATATCGCGGAGTGGGAAGCTGACGTTTGGACGTGGGACACCGTGGCCTCTGGAGAGGTGCCCGGCGTGACGATTACCGACACAGGAGTTACAGAAGTGGTTTTCTACACTTACGACATGACGCGCGGTTCTGGTTCTTTGAACCAAACAATTACATCCGACCTCACCGCAGGTACGGTCTTCTTTGACCAAGTTTGCTCCGTGACGTTCAACAAGGCAGCCACTTCGGACATCGCCGAAATTTCAAACCTCGTCAAAGGCCGCGTCTCGGTCTTGGTGGAAGACAACAACGACAATTGGTTTGTCATGGGATTGAAAAACGGCGTTGAAGTGACGGGCGGAACGGCTCAGACCGGAACCGCTGCCGGAGACCAAAACGGCTTCACTTTGGAGTTCTCTGCCCAAGAGGTAGCACCCGCTCCATTCTTGGCTTTGACTTCAGGCGCTCCAAGTGACACCGACATCACGATCACGGCTGCACCGTAAGACTGCGAAAATACCGGGCCACCTTAGGCCGTTATTGTTACAAGGAGGGGGAGGGCGTTGGCCTTCCCCTTTTTTATTTAGACCTATGATTCACCTACAACCCAACGTCGCATCCAATCGTGTTTACGTCACCCCCTTTGAGGCGCGGAAGTTTCTGCCCAAGTTCACTGAGTACCTCTTCATCTTGAAGAATCAAGCAACGGAGGAGGAGCACGCTTGTATTTTGAACCTGACGCAGGACAACGAGAGATATACGTACACCATCATTGGAACGAATGCGGACGACCCAACCAATGGCGATATGTTGATTGAAGAGTCTGGGCTTTACACCTACACCATTTATGGTCAAACCAGCACCACCAACCTCGACCCCACCGACGAGGTGGTCAAAGGTGTGTGTGAGGTCGGAAGTTGCAAGGTGAGCGACGAGGCCGCGTGGACCATCCCAACCGTGACAATCCCTGACAACGTCATATATTACGAATGACATGGAATTACTGAAGCTCAAAGAATACCAAGAGCGTTCGTACGCCGAGAAGCCCTCGAATCAAGGGTTCGTAAACTACGGCGACGACAACCTCTTTCCCCAATACTTGATCGACCTCTACAAGTCGAGCGCTACGCACAACGCATTGTGCACGTCCATTGCCTACATGATTTTCGGCGACGGCGTACAAGCCGACACGTTGGAGGCGCGATTGAAGATTGAGGAGTGGGGTTTGCAAGACGAGGTCCGCAAGGCGTGTCTCGACCTTAAGATTCAAGGCGGGTTCGCATTGGAGGTGGTGTACTCCATCGACCGGAGCACCATCGCCAAGGTCCGCCACTGCCCCTTTGAGAATATCCGTAGCGCAGAGGTAGACGACAAAGAGAAGGTCAACTTCTACTACTACTCGAAAGATTGGT